TTGTCTTGTTTAAAGGGGTTTTAATCCAAGGCGTAAGGCGGTTATATAACTTTTCAAGCAATATCACATCTTGAATATTGTATTCTTCCATCGTTTTCCAGGCTTTTTTATCGCCATTCATACATTTAACCCAAAGAATATGACCCTCATGGTCTTTCTTTTTGCCTAACCCCAGGCGTTGAGCTACATAATCTAATTTATTGCTAGGAAATCTAAATTGACTTCTGACTGTGCGCAATAAGTCTATTTGCTTAATTGGTGGTGGTGGCGACATCTTATGAACCAAAAACTCTTTGTTTAGAGTAGGTATATCAAACTTTGAGCCGTTGTAATGCACTACGGCATCAGCCTCGCAAAGCATGGCATGAACGCCCTCAAGCATCTTTTTGGCATCGTTTCTTTCTACCGAATCAAAGTAAACATCTTTCTCGCCCAACCATTTTGCCGAATAGCACATGGTGTATGAAGATTCTAATAACTGGGACAGTCCCACATTCTGTTGCCAAATTCCCCAGACATGGGCTAAGTTGGGTGAAGTTTCAATGTCAATCAGCAATATCTTCAAGAGTAACCCCTTATAATCAATAAGTTACTGAATACTAACCGAAGAATATGTCATATATCAAGAAAGTCGATAAAAATCAAGCTGATGTTGTTAAAGCGCTACGAGACTATGGTGCGGATGTTTACCTTTTGCATACAGTCGGCGGAGGAATCCCAGATTTATTGGTTTTATTTCAAGGACACACAATACTTTTAGAGGTCAAGGATGGGGCTGATAAAAAACTGACCCCCTTGCAAATCAAGCTATTTGCTAACTGGAAAGGCGGGCATTTACACCGAGTCAATTCCGTGCAAGAAGCAATAGAAGTGTTAAAATCAGTCGAACAGGAGTCTTTATGAATGAAACCAAAAATGTCGCTATGTTTGCTGCTACTCTTTTGCATAGCAGTACTAACACTCATTTTTTCCATTGGGCCACAAATTCTTACTCCCAACATAAAGCCTTGGGCAAATTCTATGAAGAAATCGTTGAACTTGTAGACGATTATGTAGAAGCCTTTATGGGCTGTTATGAGCAGATTAAAGAATTTCCAAGCGTATATCATCAGCCTAAAGAACCACTTAAATATTTGGAATCATTGAAGAATTTTGTTGAAGAAGCTAATGCTGATTTGCCAAAAAAACAGGAATTAGTCAATATTGTTGCCGAAATTCAACAACTCATTGATTCAACCATCTACAAACTTAAATACCTCAAGTAAGGATATATATGCCACTCGTCAAATCTGCCAGCCCAAAAGCCGTTGGCGAGAACATTAAAGCTGAAGAAGCTGCTGGTAAGCCACGCAAACAAGCATTGGCAATCGCTCTTTCAGTACAAGACAAAGCTAAAAAGCGTAAAAATACCATTGAATCAGCTTATACTAAACACATGGCAAGCTCTGAAGAAAAAGGCGAGACAAAAAAAGAATCTAAAAAAGCCGAAATGGGAGAAATGTAATGGCAAATTGGATTAAAGGCGCAATTAAGCACCCAGGCGCACTAAAGAAAGAATTAGGCGTTGCTGAGGACAAAAAGATTCCAGAAGCTAAATTAGAAAAAGCTGCCCATGCCAAAGGCAAAGAAGGGCGCAGAGCTAGATTGGCTATGCTATTGGAAAAGATGCACAAATGAGCCGTAAAGATGCCATTCGTGTCGCAATAGAAAAGCACGATAAGCCTATTCCTAAGACCACAGTCGGCAAAGGTAAGAACTACCTGCCCGCCAATGAAGGTGCAGGAATGACGGCTAAAGGCAGAGCAGCATATAACGCTAAGAACGGTAGTCATTTACAAGCCCCACAAGCAAGTGGGTCAAGACATGATAGTTTCTGCGCCAGAAGCCAGCATTGGAATGGTGAAAGAGGCAAAGCAGCTAGAGCGAGGTGGCATTGTGGCTAAACATGGACTTTACTATAATATTCACGCCAAAGAGGAGCGCATAAAGCATGGCTCTGGCGAACACATGAGAAAGCCTGGCAGCAAAGGCGCACCTATGGCAAAAGATTTCAAAGAGTCTGCAAAGACAGCTAAACAAACTCTTAAAGAAATGATTCGCCATAAGATGAAGGATATGTAATGGAACACATGACACGCAAATACAAAAAAGAAGATGCAATGCTGCGCCCCCATAAAGAATCAACGCTTGAAAAACAGCAAAGACAGCGCCAAGAGAAGAATCCTCCATTGGAGCTAGACGATAGCAATATCCTCAATAAGAAAGCAAACCAACGCATGAAGCGTAAACAGGCTTTAATGGATGCTATGAACAAGAACCACGACCCAGATATTGTTGGCTAATAATGGCTGATTACACAACAGACCTTTTATCTCAAGCAATGCAAGAATATCCTTTTGTTGCAAAGCACAATCCTATGGTAGTGGTAAACCCTGCCGAAGATAGAGGTTTTGCTGAAACTTATCCCATTGGAGAAACAGGCGCTCCATTACCTGAAGGTGGATTTAATAAACATCCTGATTTGCCGATTGATAGAGTTGGCGTAGAAGTATTTAAACCTGACCAATTTACACACCATGATTTAGCTGCCGAAATGTTACACATTGACCCTGTTGCTAACCAGACCAGGGAAGCATTAATGAAAACATGGACTCCAAAACAACTAAAAACGCTTAAAGAAAGCGCTTTAGATTATCAAGCCACATTAGATGAAGGCAGACCAGAATCAGATGCGATTAAAAATGCTACTGATTCCGCATTGCGTGGATATGCAGTAGGTCAATGGCCTGAAAGAATTAATAAAGCATTATCTTACAATCCTGCCCAATTAAAAATGCTGGATTCATTAAAAAATTATATGGCTACTGGTGTTGAGCCTAAAACACGCAAGCAATTAATTGAAGAACAAGTCAATAATATTGGTGTAGAATAAAACCCTTACAAATCAATTACTTGAGAATGTATGGAAAATAAAGTATCGAAATCTGTAGAAGGCAACTTAAATAGAGCTGGAAGGCCTAAAGGAACGCCTAATAAGGCTACTGCAAAGGCTCGTGAGGCGTTTGCAAACTTTGTTGATGCTAACTCTGAGCGTATGCAAGAGTGGCTAGAATCCATTGCTGCTGACCCTAAACATGGCCCTAAAGTTGCATTTGATTGCCTTATGGCTGTAAGTGAATATCATGTACCTAAACTAGCTCGCACAGAAGTTGTGGGTGATGAGAAAGCTCCTCAACGCTTGGTGGTGTCTTGGAAGAAATAGTCCAAAAGGTAGAACTAGACTACCAACCTCGTAGCGTATTCTTAGATTTCCACGAAAGACAGCAAAGATGGGCTGTAATTGTTGCTCACCGTAGATGTGGTAAGACAGTAGCTTGCATCAATGACATTATTTACAAGGCTTTGACAGAAGGTAAAGAGGATGGCAGGTATGCTTATTTAGCGCCTTACTATGCCCAGGCAAAATCTATTGCTTTTGATTATCTAATGAAGTTTTCTGAACCTGTAAGGGTTAACCATAATGTATCTGAACTTTGGGTGGAGCTAATAAATGGAAGTCGCATTAGATTGTTTGGGGCTGACAATGCTGATAGTTTGCGTGGTCTGTATCTTGATGGAGTTGTGCTAGACGAATTTGCAGACATGAAGCCGTCTATTTGGGGCGCAGTTTTAAGGCCTCTTTTAAGTGACCGCAGGGGTTGGGCCACATTTATCGGCACACCTAAAGGGCATAACCAATTCTGGGATATATACAACAACGCCACCAAAAGCGATGATTGGTATGTCAAAACATTAAGAGCAAGTCAAACAGGTTTGATTCCACAAGAAGAATTAGACGATGCTAAAAAGAGTCAAACTCAAGACCAATATCTTGCAGAGTGGGAGTGCGACTTTGAATCAGCCATTATCGGTGCATATTACGGCAAAGAAATGCGCCAGCTTACCGACCAGAACAGAATTACCAAAGTTGATGTAGACCCTATGTTTCCCTTGTTTTCAGCTTGGGACTTGGGCTACAGCGATGATACAAGCATCATCAGCTATCAGGTTGTACATGGCGAGATACGCATTGTGGACTACCATTCAAGCAATGGGCAGTCGATTCCATTTTATACAGGGCTAATCAAACAGCGAGAAGTCGAATGGGGAATGAAATATACGAACCATTATTTGCCTCATGATGCCAGAGCTAAAACACTTGCAAGTGGCGGAAAGTCTATAATTGAGCAACTTTCTGACAAAATTCCGTTAAAATGTTTAAAAATTGTGCCAAGTTTGTCACTTCAAGACGGAATACAAGCAGCAAGGATGGCTTTACTAAGATGCTGGTTTGATGCCGAAAGAAGCGAAGGCTTGATTGAATGTTTAAGGCAGTATCAGCGAGAGTGGGATGAGGATAAGAAAGTGTTTAGGGATAAGCCTAGACATGATTGGACTTCCCACGGTGCAGACGCATTTAGGATGCTCAGTATCGCTTGGAAGGAAGAAGCAAAGTTGCCCCAGAAAGACGACTCGATTAAAGGGCTGTTAGTTGGACAAACCGAAGTTAGCTTGAACGAATTGTGGAAATCGAACCCACAGGTTTCAAGAGGGAGAATTTGATGGCGAATGGCAAAGCAACTGTAAATCACAGTTATGAAGATTGGTACAAAACTATTATGGGCTATGAGCGCTCATATAAGCGTTGGGAAGCTCGTGTAGACCGTATCGTCAAGAAATATAAAGATGACAGTCGCTATGACCGCAACCCTAATGCTCGGTTTAATATCCTTTGGTCTAATGTCCAGACAATCCAGCCAGCCATTTTTGCTCGTCTTCCTCGCCCAGATGTAAGCCGTAGATTTAGAGACAACGACCCGATTGGGCGTGTAGCCTCGATGATGCTTGAGCGTGCTTTAGAGTTTGAGTTAGAGCATTACACAGATTACAAATCAGCTATGAACAATGCTGTTTTAGACCGCTTATTGGGTGGTCGTGGTGTAGCTTGGGTTCGTTATGAACCACATATTGTGGGCGCTAAAGAAGTTGATGAGCCAGATGACGGCTATGAAGTCACCGAAGATTCAGACGAAGCCGAAACTCCAGATGCAATGGAGACCGAAGACCAAGAGCGTATTGAATATGAGTGCGCCCCTGTAGATTATGTGCATTGGAAAGACTTTGGGCATACGATTGCTCGTACCTGGGAAGAAGTAACCGCAGTTTGGCGCAGAGTTTATATGTCTCGCCCTGCTCTGGTTGAGCGTTTTGGAGAAGAACTCGGTGGTCGTATTCCTTTAGATACGCAGCCTGATGACCTCAAACAATCCTACAAGACCAATGATGGTGTTTACGAAGCCCTTATTTATGAAATTTGGGACAAAGAAACAGGCAAAGTATTGTGGATTAGTAAATCAATGGGCAAAATCCTTGATGAGCGTGATGACCCATTAGGACTTGAGAACTTCTGGCCTTGCCCAAAACCACTTTACGCTACTCTGACCACAGATAGCCTTGAGCCAATCCCTGATTATGTAATCTATCAAGACCAAGCTCGTGAATTAGATGCGCTTTGCGACAGAATTGATGGCTTGATTAATGCTTTGAAGGTTCGTGGTGTATACGATGCCTCAGCTTCTGAGTTGCAACGCCTGTTCTCCGAAGGCGAAAACAACACCATGATTCCAGTTCACAACTGGATGGCTTTTGCCGAGAAACAAGGCATGAAAGGCGCTATTGATTTAGTCGATTTAGCCCCATTCGCCCAGGCTTTAGCACAATGCTATCAAGCGATGGAGCAAGTTAAGGGTCAAATCTATGAATTAATGGGTATTGCCGACATTCAACGTGGTCAAACTGACCCTAATGAGACCCTTGGCGCACAGATTATCAAGTCAAACAATGCTGCGGGTCGACTAAAGACCCAACAACACGCAGTAGTGGATTTTGCAACATCTTTGTTGTCCATCAAAGCCCAGATTATTTGCAATCATTTTACCGATGAGACGCTTATTCAGATTTCTGGCGCTAAACAACTTAGCCCAGAAGACCAACAGCTTATTCCACAAGCAATAGCTCTGCTAAGAGATGAAGCCAGCAAAAACTTCCGTATTGAAGTGACTTCTGACTCAATGATTTATCAAGATGAGCAGCAAGAAAAGCAAGACAGAATGGCTTTCTTGCAAGCTGTAGGCTCATTTATGGCTCAAGCTGTGCCTATGGTTCAAAATACCCCTGAGTTAGCCCCAATGGCGCTAGAAATGCTCAAGTTTGGCATTACTGCGTTCAAAGCTGGTAAGCAATTAGAAGGAATCATTGACGAAACCGCAGATAAGTTGCGTATTTCTGCTCAAAAATCTGAAAGTCAACCTAAACCACCTCCACCAGAGATTCAAAAAGCTCAGATGGAAAACCAAGCCAAGATGCAACAGATTCAGATGCAAGCCCAGGTTGAGCAGGCTAAGTTACAAGGTCAGATGCAGCTTGAAAAGGCTAAACAAGAGTACCAAGCCCAAGAGAATCAGCTTAAATTCCAGCTAGAAACTCAGCGCAATCAAGCAGATATGGATATGCAACTTAAAGTCGCCCAGATGAAGATGATGACTGAGCGTAATACCCAGGTATTGCTCGCCCACATCAACAATGGCGCTAAGATTGAAGTTGCTCGTATCGGTTCAGGAAATGATGATGGCGAACAGGCTTATTTATCTGAAGAAGAATTTGCCAGAACTCAAGAACATCCATTAGCCCCTATTGCTAATGCGATTGGTCAGGGAAATCAGCAGATGGCTCAAGCAATTAGCGCTTTAGTTAATACAATCAATGAACAGCATAACCGACCAAAAACGGTAATGCGTGACGAAAACGGCAAAATCATCGGAGTCCATTAATGGCTATTACAGTCAAGCATACTAAGGTTTCAACGATACCTGACGGAGATGACTCGTCATTAATTCGCCCTTCAGATTGGAACGCTGACCACCAGCTTGTAGGTACTATTCCTGTAGACAATGGTGGTACAGGTGCATCTACCCTTACTGGTTATGTAAAGGGTAACGGCACATCCCCAATGACGGCAAGCGCAACCGTACCAAGTTCCGATATTACTGGTCTTGGCACAATGTCTGCACAGAACGCTAACAATGTGTCAGTTACTGGTGGAACGGTTAGTGGCACTACCCTTACTAGCGATACTGTCAGCAATAATCTTACATTTACACCGACAAGCGCACCTAGCTATGTTGAGGGTGAATTATGGTATGACAGCACCCAAAAGGCTTTGGCTTATTACAATGATGTAACCAATAACACCCTTCATATTGGGCAAGAAGTTCAATTAAAGGTTATTAACAATACAGGTTCAACAATTAATATTGGACAGCCTGTTTATGTAACTGGTACAAGTAGCGGCCAAACTTACCCTAATGTGGCTTTGGCTATTGCTAATAGCTTAACAACAGCTAATGTCATTGGTCTTGCTAATCAAAGTATTGCATCAGGAACTGCTGGTTATGTTACGACTATTGGTCTAATTCAAGGTATAAACACAGGCAGTTATACAGTCGGCGATACCCTCTATTTATCCCCTTATTCTGCTGGTTACTATCAAAACACCATTCCACCTACAGGCTATGCAGTTAAATTAGGAACTGTTGCTTATGTCAATTCGTCAAATGGCGCAATTTACATCAATAAAAGCAATTTATCGGTACAAGCTGGCAATATTGTCGGTACTGTAGCCGTTGCTAATGGTGGTACAGGTCAATCAAGTTACATAGATGGTCAATTATTAATTGGCAACAGCACAGGAAATACCCTAACAAAAAGTACTTTAACTGCTGGAACAGGCGTTTCTATTGCCAACGGTTCAGGCGCAATTACTGTTACGAACAGCGCACCTGACCAAACTGTTGTCCTTAACAACGGCACAGGCATTAGCGTTACTGGTACTTATCCTAACTTTACCGTTACCAATACTGCTCCTTCAAGCGGTGGTACTGTAACATCTGTAACAGGCACAAGCCCTGTAGTTTCTAGCGGTGGCAATACCCCTGCGATTAGTTTGGCAACTGGTTATGGCGATACCCAAAATCCTTATGCAAACAAGACA